TATGTCCATTTTCGCACAAAATGGCTATGTATTATATTTTTTTTACATAAACTAACTTTAAATTTAAACTTATTATAAAATAACCCAATATTTTCAATTAAACCCAACATTTTCAATTAAACCCAACATTCTCAATTAAACCCAAGCACGGAGGTAGTTATGGCCAAGTCTTTAGTACTAAAAATAACAGTAGATAATCAAGGTAATGCTGTTTTAGTTAACCTGGAAGAACAAATGGAAGAGCAGCTAATTAAACCCAAGCACGGAGGTGACTAATGAAATTTGGTTACAGTGATGAAACATTTACTTTTATAGCACAGATACACAAGTCAATTATGTTAGCAGGAAAAATAAGACGAGTTTCCACACTACAGTATTCAGAGGAAATGAAACTGGACTTATTAAATACGTATAAAGCAGAAGTTACAAGATTACGCAGAGAGTGGTTAGCCCCACCCGGTTTATCTAATGCTGATAAAGAGTTTATACACAAAGGAGTAAACGGGTTGCTTGCATTACTTGAACATACAATAGATAAACATAATTTAACCCAAGTACAATAATTAAACCCAAGCACGGAGGTAACCTACATGCCTAAAAATATAGTAAGAGTGTTGGACGCTGGGTACCCACCTAATTATTTTAAGAAATTAGGCGGTTTAAAACAATCTGAAGTAGATTGGTTATCCAGATCTAATCCGCATATAAACGGCGAAGACGGAATGTTTGTATTTGCTTCAATTAGAGTACTAAATGAAGAAATAAGAAGATACAAGGCAGTGAGTAAAGGAGCTTCTAAGTACAGTAAGCTTAGCAAGGAAGATACTTTAGATAATGCAAGATTAGATCTTGAGTTAAAGCACGAACGCACAATTAAAGAACGACTCGGTAACCAAATAAGATTAGGTTTGTACATAACCAAAGAAGAAGCTACAGACAGAGTAGCTAATCTGATAACTACGCTTAAATCACTTGTTTCTCAAGCAATACACATGTACGCTTCATCTTTTGAATTTAAACGTAAGGTTGTTCAGGATTTATCTAAATCTTTTAATAACGCAGTGGACTACCTTGAGAAAGAAGCTGAAGTAGTCTCATGGGAATCCGATCAGTCCGCTGAAGTCTTACGTACAAGGGTAGCAGCGGCTGAACTTAAACTTAAGGAGGCTCTGGGTGATGATGAAGACTAAAATAAGTCCAAGGGAATTGGATATGCTTAGACTTCCTGATAGATATCCAGCTCCAGAGAGTGCAAAACATATAAATTTACCCTTGAACAGTTCAATATATGATTCAATCAAATTAGAGCTTACTCCTTATATAATACCACCGCTTGAGTTAGTAGGGCATCCAGTAGTCGATTGGATATTTTTAATAGCTCCAACACAGAGCGGTAAGACTATTTTTTTACAGGTTGTAATAGGTGATACTATTCTTCAAGATCCTGGCCCTTTAATGTATTGTCTACCAGATGAGAAAGGTAGTAAGAGACAGTTTAAAGACAAAGTTCTTGATATGATTAGGTCATCACCAGAATTAATGGCTTATGTTGATAGTGATAGGGACTTAACCTATGAACATGCACTATTAAGACACATGACTTTATACAACAGTTGGGCATCTTCACCATTACAGGTTAGTTCAACATCTGTTAAGGTAGTAATTGCGGACGAAATCAGGAAATTTAAGTTTGAGATTAAGGAAGAGGCTCATGCCTTAAAGCAATTAAATGACAGAATGACAACATACTCCGATACAGGAGAGTCTCAGGGCTTTGGTGTTAGTTCACCTTCAACAGTAGGTGATTTGCTTGATGAGCAACAACGTATTCCTGGAACAATAGTGTTGTTTTGGCATCTAAAATGCCCTCATTGTTCAGGTTATTTCATACCTGATTATTTTAGAGATATAAAACCTCATAGTAGTCAAGATATGGAAGAAATTGAAGTTAATTCGTCCTGTGTTAGAATGTTATGCCCACACTGCAAAGCTCAGTTAAGTGATAGGGAAAAGAAGACTGTTCTGAATAAGGATGGTTGTTATGCTCCCAGAGGAACTATTAAACCCAGTCCCCTACGTGAGTATGTCAAGTATAGAATGGTATTTAGATATTGTTCTATTGCATCTGCTTTTCGTTCATTTAAAGTAATACACAGAGAATACCTAAGTACGCAGCTCAAGGATCATGACTTTAAAAACTTCTGGACATGTTGGTTAGGTCGCTTTTGGCAACCTAATTTAGCAGATGCCAGTACTAAAATATTATTTATGAAAAAGAAAGCCTCTTCCTACAGGAAGGGCTTGATTAAAAGAGGATGTAGGTTCCTCACTGCGGGAGGGGATTCCCAGGGCAATGGTTTCAACGTGGTGGTTCGTGCTCACCATTATGATAATGAGACTTATCTTATAGATGAGTTTTATATACATTGCCCTACCCACTCCTCAAATTGGCGTAAAGTAAGAAAACTTTTTAAGGAAAAGATTGATGAGAAGACTTACTTAGACTTGGATAAGAACAAATGGGAAGTAGCCTTGTGGGGTATTGACTCAGGCGGTAATAGAACGCAAGAGGTATATGATGCTTGTAGAGGTTACTTTAAAAAATGTGTTATAGTTAAGGGAGCTAAGCGAGATCAAGGTGAACCAATCAGGTACAATAAAACAATTGGCCTCTATCTTGTAAGAACTTCCTTTTATATGGATGAAACAGACCAAGCGTCAATTACTGATGGTTGGCACTTGCCAAGTGATGTTACTCCTGAATACATAAATCAGTTTTGTAATCAGATAAAGGTAGAGGAGACAAACAAAAAAACTGGGGAAGTAGTGGTCATCTACAAAAAAATAGGAAAAAATGATTACAGAATGGCTGATGTTCATTCTTTTATTGTTTTAGATATACAAATAGATGATGGAGGCTTTACTTTGAGAGATGGACTAAGTAAAGATACTTATGTTTATAATCCAGCAAATATAATACCCGTGATTGAGGATAAACCCAGTCACAAAGGTGAGCATATCACTGAATCAGATTATGACAGCTTTGATTCAATTAACTTTGGGGAGGATTGGTAATGAGTATACAACCAGAGCCTACATGGGCCGAGATATATGCTCGGGCTAAGGCTGCTTTTATGGCAGGTTCTTGGGAGTCTTTCTTCCGAGAGACTGCTCAAAATAAAAAAGAAATGCGCAATATTAAATATTCACTCATGAGCCAAGCTGAATTTGTGGATCATGCAGAGGGTAAAGCCCTGGCAGAAGCGCAGGGAGTTCTCGGGACTCCTATATTCCAGCAGACTATGGGAGGCTATGATGGCTAAATCAAATTTCAGTGCCTTAAATGAAGAGCCCTTTCTTAGTAATTGGCAAGATAATTATCTAATATCACCAGAGAAGGAGTTAGAGCAATATGGCAGCCTAACTAAGTTACAGAATGTTATGACTCGTATGATGAAGAACAATACTGTTGCTATAGCTATGAGATTGGCTTCAATTTCAATGCTATTTGGTGGTAAGATGTTCACCCGAGCCTTAATTGGTAACAGTAGTGAGGCCAAAAAAGTTAATAAATTGTTAGAAGATGAGTTTAAAGCTTTTGACTTAAATAGATTCTATTCAAAACAATACATGTTTGAGACAATAATGTCTTCTGCTTTTATGCATGGTGATTGCCTAATTTTATTGCCTTATGATGATAAAAGAGGCGATTTGGGTACATACATAGAGCTGGTTGAAGGTGTACGTATTCAGACACCTTCTAAGCATGAGAGTAATCCGCTGGTTAGAAATGGTGTTGCTTATGACAATAAAGGTCGTATCCTTGGCTATTATGCCCGTAAACTTGACTCAATGAACTCATATACTTTCGAGACGGAAGAGTTTGATTATTTTCCAGCTTGGAAGAAAGATGATTTTCTTGGTGAGGAAAGACTCATAGCCTTTCTGTTTAAGTATCCACTTGAACCAAGACCTCAAATGGCAAGGCAATATCCCGTCTTAGCAGGTAGTTCACGTGTACTGAGATACGTAATTCAGTATATAGATGCCGTAATTGTGGGCTCAAGATTTAGTGCTTGTCAAACGGCTATTGTAACAACCAATAATCCGGTTGGAGCCAAAAGTGGTTTAGAAGGAACTACTACTAAGGATGAGAAAGGGTATACGCGAAGCATAGGCCATTTAATGCCAGGAAATGTTCTTTATGTAAATAAGGGAACAACTGTTTCCATGACCAGTCCGTCAAGACCGCCTGATAATGCGGTTAGTTTTTCTAAATTACTTATAGGTATGAGTTGTGCTCAAGTAAGATTGAGTTATGCTCAAGCTATGATGGATTTAGAGGGAACTTCTTATAGTTCATGGCGCGGTGGATCAATTGAGGCTATGGCTTATACTAATAGATTGATTAATAGTTTTTCAATGGTAGATAATTGGATAACAAGAACTCAAATTCTTGAAATGATATCTAAAGGCATAGTGAATGTCTCATTGAAGACTACACAAATAATAAGCCATTTTCCAAAGTATACACCTTTGGATGAAGAAAAGAAATCTTTGTCTGATACTATGCAATTGGCAAATCAGACTAAAAGTAGGCGGAAGATTACTGAAGACTTTAATTTTGCGTATGATACTATATTAGAAGAACGTAGGGATGAAGCAAAGGATGACCTTGAATCTAAAGTATTGTTGATTAAAGAGGCTGATGTGTTGTCTGAAAAACATGGGGTAGATAAAGAAGTTGTACTATCTTTAATTAATAATGGAGAGAAAGAAGATAATGAAAATAAAGGTCAAGAAAAAATAGACAGAAAGAAGGAGGGTAATTGGGAATGATAACTTATTTATTAAATGCATTCAATGAAATGCATTGGTTCTTACCTAAATCAAATTTAAGTAAGATTAGTAATATTCTTAAGTTAAAGCTTAGCTCTGACTGGATTAAGGAATACTCTCCGTTGTTGAAAGACGGGATTGGTTTAAACCCAGTCACGGAGGTAACATACTTAAAGGAAAGCAAGACATTAATATTTCCAATTGAAGGAGTATTGATGCCAAGAGCATCTGTTATGGATGCCCTGTGTGGCATGCAGTCTACTGATATGTTAGCTAATTCTTACATAAATAGTATAGACCAGCATGAACCAGAGAGAGTAATTCTTAATATTAATAGTCCAGGTGGTGCTGCTATTGGTATTAAAGAATTTGCTTACATTATTAAAGAAGCTCCAGTCAATTATACTGTGGCTTTTTCAAATTGTATGATGACATCAGCGGCTTACTATCTTGGCGCAGGTGCTGATGAATTTGTCACAACTAAAACAGCTTATGTAGGCTCAATAGGAGCTATACAAGAAATTGTCAAAAGTAAAGAATCAGAATCTATAGTCTTTCAAGCTGGGGATAAGAAGGCAATGGGGCATCCTGATTTAAAGATTACTGACGCTGAAATGAAGTACTTTCAGGATAGTGTAGACAAATCAAGAGAGGAGTTTATTAATGATTTAACCTACCTTACGGGTAAGCCAAGAAAGTTATTTGAAGATAATCAAGGAGAAGCAGTTCAAGCTGCTGGCTCCAAATTAGTAGATAGAACAGTATTACATTTTAATGAATTACTTACAACCTTGGAGGAGAAATGACAATATTTAAAAAAGATCCTGTAGTTGATCCTGTAGTTGATCCTGTAGTTGATCCCTTGATGGAGCAACTAAAGGCTGAAAATGCTTCACTCAAGTTACAGATGGTTGAAAAAGCACATAGCTCATTTTTGACACAATTTGCGTCAGGTGCAGTTATTGCCAAATATGTAGAGAATAATGATTATTCTCTGGCTCTTGAAAGTACTATAAAAGAGCAATCTTCACAGATTAAAAATTTTAAAGAGAGCTTTTCCAAAACATCATCAAATTCTGGTGGAAATTTTTCCTCAGAGGATTTTGGAGATGAAATAAGTTTAAATTTTTCTGACAGTAGTATTAAGTTACAACAGAAAGATTTGGATACATTGGGCGCAAAAAATCCTAAATTAAATAAGGATGAGGTAGCATTACTTTACAGAAAATTAAAGGAGGAGAATAATGTTAGATAAAGCAAATCATGGGTTTCAAGCTGGAGCAGACTTACAGGCTGAAAGATGCGTAATTGTAAGTGCAGGTGTAGTTAATTATGCACCCGCAGGCAGTGTACCAACTCATATCACAAGAGCTGGAGCTAAATCCGGTTGTATGTGCGAACTGTTCAGTATCACTGAACTAAAAGACAAGATTATAAAAGTTGAACTTGAAGCTGCTGTGACTACTGCTAATGCACAATTAGTAGTTAGTGGAACTGTGGGTAGAGTATCTACTTTATTACCAGCCGTTGGTGGTTATGTTGTAGGTAGAGCAATTAAAATAGGTGGTATTTCAGCTGCTGGAACTAACGCCATAATTGGTGTATACGCTCTGACTGATGCTTCTGCCGCAGGTAAATATTTATACTTTGCCTCAGCCTCCGCTGCTGTTATTCCTGGCTCACCTTTGACTTTAACTGCCGGAACATTTACCCTTACTGCTGATGATGCTGCACCAACACATGTTGCTGTTACAGGCGGTGGTGTTGGTGACTTTATCGCTGCTGTTAGTTTACTTAAAGCAAAAGGGGAACTTATAAACGTTGTCAGTGGCGCTGCTATAGCTAAAGATGCAGAGTTAGAAATTGATTCATCCAAGTTTATAACTAACGCTGGCGGAGCTACTGCAGGCTATGCTTATGCTGCTGCTTCTGCAGCCGACGAAATTATTCAGGCATATAATATATAAACCCAGTCACGAAGGAGACTATAATGGCTATAATTAAAGGACAATATCACAGTAGAGGCTTAGAAGTAAGAGCTGATCTACAGGGTTTTGTGGATGAGAGAAAAATTTTAAATCCAAGTATTACATATAATGCTGAAAGACTATTACCAACAATCGTAACAAGAGATAAAGCAGGCACTATTCCTCTTAAAGACGCTGGTCAAAATTTACAGAATTTAGACACAAGAAGAGGTGCTGACGGTACTTATAGAAGCATTTCATACAGGGTAACCAGCGATACATATACTACTGAAGGCCGAGGTGTAAAAGCAGGTCGTGACTTAGTTGAAGATGCTGACTTAAATGCTATTCAGGATATTGACAAAGAAAATGCTGTAGATGCTGTGGATACACTTTATGTAGGTAGAGAAAAGAGAGTAGCTGATATATTATTTAGCACTACAACTTTTCCTGCTACTACACATAGCGTTGCTGCTGCTGCTGTTTGGACTGCTGCATCTTCTGAAACAAGAACAGACATTGATGCTGCTCATGCCTTAATTAAAGCAAAAAAGGGTGTTAAGAAAAGTATGTGCTCAGTTATAGTACATACTGATACTCTTTCAGCTCTAATTAAAACTAATACAATTCTTTTAGATGGTGTTAAATACTTTAATGTAGGTGACAGACCACTTATTAGAATGTCAGAGGCTGAAATTTATCAGTATCTTGTAGATTTCTGGAAAGTAAAAGAACTAATAGTGGTTGATGGTATTTACAATACACTTAGTGAAAACCAAGTGCCAACATTTGGCAGTATTTGGGCTTCAACTAATGTATTAGTAGCTTATTTAGCACCAAAACCAACTGGTACAGTATGGCAAGCTGGTCTTGGTTATCAACCAGCATACCCACAGGGTATTAAAGGACAGAAGGATTATCTCTTAGAGTCATATGATGATACTGACAGAGATAAACACTTTGTAAGAGCTAAAGAGTACCGGGGAGAGAAAGTATTCAATGACTATGGTGCATTGATAACAACTATTAAATAAAGGATATAGCTATGGCTAAGGATAAGACTCGTTTTGAAGTTAAAAATGCTGCTGCTGTTACAAAAGAGCTCTATATAAAGAGAAAAACCTTACATATCGCAAAGCAGAAAGCAATGCTTAATTTTCTTAGCAGCCTTCCTGCTAAGGCCATTGATGAAATAATCCCTAATACAACGGGCTGTTTAGATCCATTATGGGCAAGACGAGCTAAGCCAGCTACACCAGGTCGCATTACCAGTAGAACAGGTAAGTTTATAGAGATGCTGAGGGCTAAACCTGGTAACCAGACATTTAATACAAAGTTAGCGAAACAAGAGACTTATTTTACTAAGTCTCTTGTTCGTCTTATTAGAAATGGAAAAATGGACGAGTATGTAGGTACAATAAAAGGAGATGTTAAGGTAATGAGCGGACGCCAGACAAGTAGGGGCCGCAAAGTAAGGGGTCAGAGAATGCCTATTGAGACATTGCGGACTTTGACTTTCAGGTTTATGCACGAGGGTGGTATAAGAGGAAATAAAAGGAAGATTTTCGCTCCTGCTGCACAAAAGAATATACGCAAACTTAATGTTGAGTTAGAAAAAAGAACTAATATGGTGTGGCCAAAATAAACCCAGTCACCTACGTAAAGGAGGAAATATGGCAGATCCACTGGTTGAGTTAACCCAATCAATAATGGCAAGACTAAGAACAAATACTTATATAGCAATAGCAACAAATGTTACTTTAGGTGAAAGTAAATTGTTAGAGGATGATATCTGTGATGAGGAATTTCCTCGTATAGAAGTAAGCCCAAGAATAGATGACTATATTGGGTATGACTCTCAGAGATATTTAAGTGAGATGCCAGCTTTTACTATTAATGGGTATATACGAAGAGAGAATGATGTGGAGAGTGAAGACGATATATATGATATGATGGAATTTGCAATAGAGGCTCGCAAGTCACTATATCAATTTAACAATGATAAAGCGTTAGGTAGTCCACCCTGCACTGGCTTTGATGCAGTACATGACTATTCTACTTTGGATATAAATTATGGAATATTTGAAAGAATAACTTATTTTGAATTAAGTATAGCTTTTAAAATGGCTTTAACTTTAGGGAGGTCTTAGATGAGTGGTGGTACAGGAAAATTTAATCAAACTGGAGCAGCTAAAAAGCAAAGTAGTCAAACTGCTAATTCACCTGTCGATTGGGGCGATAACACAGGCGCAGTAGCTCTTGGAGCTGGGGATGCCGTTCCTTGGATAGAATTTGGGAATGATTTAGGTATAGAAGTAGCAGAAGATGAATCAGTTCTGACAAATGTCTTTAAAGGCGGTGAGAGACTTACTGGTAAGATGGTTGATAGTCCCGTATCTATGTATACCCGCTTTACTCTTTTTAACAGGTGGGATTACTTTAACTGGGGATTCCAGAATGACGTGGTGGGTGTAATTTGCTTTACTGCTGTTGCTGTTGGTGGTAATCCAACACCAGGAGAAGTGTATGTTGATACTGCTGGTACACCAAATGAATATACCTTTATTAGAAAAGAAATATTCAGAGATATTAATAATGATGATGTTACAGTTTGGGTATTTAACAATGACGATGACGTTGCAGCTATAACAGGAACAGTTATTACAGAACAAGCTGTTGGTACAATAGCCCTAACTGTTAGTGCTGAATCTGGTAAAATGTATGAGCATTATTTTGAATTAGATAAGTATGGTCGTCAATTTAGAGATTATACCACAGCTGAGCAAGCAATGGACGATTATCTTGCTGGAAAGAAACACAATTTCTATACATTTGGTAAGAGATTTAATAATACAGACTTTAGATATGACTTCGCTACATGTAATAATTTTACACTGGCTTATGATACAAAATCAATGTCTCAGTATAACTCTAATTTTCTTGCGTATAGAGAAACTCGTGGTGACTATAATAGTTCCACTTGGACTTTACCAACAGGACATTCTGATATATCTTCAGTTCCTGCTTTTCACCAGATGCAGTTTTTCATAGGGACAACCCCTCTGGCTATGGTAGAGATAGATTTACTTAATCTTAATTTGGAAGTTACACTTCCACTTGAGAAGATCCAAGATACAGGGTCTGGTATTTGGTTAGCCCAACCAATTCTTGAAGGTCAAGAAGCAATAAGATTAAATGCAACTATCTCAAGATATAACACTGATCTTTATCAAGGTTATAGAGATGCTCAAACTAAGCTTGTTGCTCAGGTTGTAGAAACTTATGGCTTCTATAGCAGAAAGATTTTTATAAAGAGATTTACCCCAACTAAAGCTGGCCCTAATAGTGATAGTGTAGCGCGTGAAGAACTTGAAGGTGCTGTTGAGTTCGTACCTAATGCTGAAGATATTTGGCAGGCAGGTACAGGATTTGATGCTAATAATAAGCTTCCAACTACATTATTAAATCAGAGTCCAGCTGTGCTTGTAGTACGAAATAAACAAGCTACTAATATAATGTTTAACGATTAATTTTAACGCAGTGAGGTTTTAGTATGTTAAAGATAAAAGGAAAAAAGAAATCCTGGACTTTCAGGTGTGAAGATGAAGGCTCACAGTTTTCTGTGAGTTTTTCTTTCCCATACGCTAAGGATAAGAGGCGTGTGTACACTGACTTACTTGATGAGAATGGTATGCATACTGTTGATCAAAGTGCCAGTATAGATAAAATCTTAACAGATTCTATAACTGGATGGGAAGGAATCTCGGGAGAAAATAATAAGTTTTTACCTTTTAATGATACAAATAAAAATATCATTTATGAAGAAGTTATTACCGAGTATCCTGACTTAATGATTAAGGTTATGAAAGCCTTAGCAGGGAAATTAGAAGAAAAAAACTTGCAGAATGGTGCCATGCTATTTTCGACCACGGTTGGAGTGGATGCACCGGATGCAGTGGCCTCTACAGTTGCTCCTCCTGTAAGTACACAAGAGGAGAAAAAATAGACGTTAGAACATTGGTGGAGACCACTGAGTTACCAAATTTGTGGTCTTTATTCAGTAGAGCAATACAGATAAACCCAGTCACGGAGGGGAGTAGTGGATACTCCCTATCCGGATTAACTACCGTGACGAGTTTAACTGACTATGAATTTATTGCCAACAGCGATGAATTCTGGTGGGTTATGTTATACTTATTATCCGAATGTAACAGAGAGTACAGGAGGGTAGTTGAAAACAAGAGGAGAAAGAAATGACTAAGCCTTTAGTACTAAAAGTAATAGTAGATAGCCAAGGTAATGCTGTTTTAGCTGACTTGACTAATAAAGTTAAAAAGCTGAAAAATACTACTAAAGGCAATGTCTTTAAGGGTTTTTTGAAAGCTCAAATAGCTATGAGAGGTATAACAGCCTTGACGGGTGCTATTAGTGGCCTGGTTCAAGAGTCTTTAAAATTTCAGCATACTTTTAAGCAGATTGAGGGGATTACTAAAACAGTTGGTATTCCACTTGAAAATCTGAAAGACTTAGTTATTGAGTTATCCAGTGAGACTGAGTTCTTAGGGAGTAATATAGCTGAAACAGCCCGATCTCTTGCTAAGATGGGATATAGCGGTGAAGAAATAAGAAAAGTACTTCCAGCCATAGCAGATTTAGCAACAGCAAGTATTGCTGGCCTTGGTGAGGCAGCCAAAACAACGGTACAAACTTTAAAGAGTTTCGCTCTTGAAGCTACAGAGGTAGACAGAGTTACTAATGTAATTCAGACTGCTGTAGCTAAAACATCACTTGACTTTGAAGATTTTTCCGAAGCAATGAAATTTGTTGCTCCTATCAGTAAGAATTTAGGAATGTCTTTAGAAGAGACTGCTGCAATAATTGGAGTCCTCGGGGATGTAGGTCTTAAAGGGTCAATTGGTGGTACAGCATTAAAGAATATGTTACTCAATATTCTTAAGCCATCGAAAGAAGTAGCTAAACGGTTGAAGGCTCTTAATCTTGAGAATCTTAGTTTTGCAGAAGTACTTGGTAAGTTAAAAGCTGAATTAGGTGACGAAGCTGTTACAGAATTTTTAGCAACTTTCAATAAGAGAGCAATAGCCGGTTCCTTAGCGGTAGCCGGCTTGAGTGATAAAGTTACGGATCTAACAAAAGCAATGTTAAACCAGGAAGGTCAAGTAAGATCTACGGCAGAAGAAATAAGAAAATCTTTTATTAATCAATTAAGTATATTAAAAAATAATTTACTACTTGTTGGTACTGAGTTAATACGAGTTTTTGAGACTACTGATACTGGTGGTAGCATATTAGGTGGTTTAGTTGGTATATTTGAATCATTACAAACAACAATTAGAAATAATGGTGGTGCAATAAAAGATTTTGTAACTGGGATAGTTGATCTAAGTAAGACTATAATTAGTTCAGTATCCCCGATATTAAAAAAGTTACCTGGTCTTATAGTGGCTGTTGCTATTGCTGCTCAGGATTTAGCTGGTATGGTTGATTATGTTATAAATTCAGTGCCTGAATGGTCAGTTCAACTTGGAGTTTTAGGTATTGCAGTTACTTTATTTGGCAAGAGGATACTTAAGGTGAATCCTTATGTATTAGCCTTTACTGCTGCAATAAGCGCAATTGATTGGGCTTTAGATGCATATACTAAAAAAGTAGACTTGATGCTGAGGCAGGGAACAGATAGTTCTATTCCAATGTTAGAAAAAGAAGTAGAGGCTTTTACCAAATATGAGCAGGCTATAATAAAAACTGTCA